CAATGAGACTGCTTCGGCGAAGATCATGCCGCTCGATCAGGTAGCCGTCGTCCACGTCCCGCGAATCCGGAGCCGGGTAAATGTCGAAAGGACTGGGGGCGTACCACTCTTCCTGAACAGCGGCCCGCTTGACCGCTTTGTAGTACCCGTTGGCGTCCATCTCGTAGCCCATCACAATCTTTTGGCGGAAGACTGGGCCTCTCAGGAATGCCGACTTGAAGGTGGTGATGTGATTGAGGAACTGTTCAAGGGCCTGATACCAGCCCCCGGCAATGAACTTGTCATTGATCTTTTTCTCCATCCGGGCCGCCGCATCCTTGGCAAACTTGTCAAATTCCTTGCGGACGGCATCGGCAACCTTGTTGCGGCGCAACGAAACCTGTGGCCCGGTGGGTTGCATCCCCATTTGCGCTAATTGCGCGACCTCGGCCATCAGTCGCTCTGTGATGGCGGCCTCGACAATGGGCGGCAGAGAGGGGGACGGTGAGGGGCGGATCGAAAAGGGTCGGTCATCGGTGGCGGAGATGACGTCTTTCAGCCAGCTCTGGGCGGCCTTGCACTTGGTCTTGGTCAGATTCATAAAGACATCCGACCCGCCGGTCTGCTCCTGAATCTGCCTTAGCTTGGAGGGGTCGTACTCACCGCGGCGCTGGCGCATCGACTCAAGCATCTGCTTGTAGTACGGCTCTTTGGCGTCACGCGCCGCCTGCCACGCCTTTCTCACATAATTGGCGAGGGCGCTGACATAAGGTTCGGCCTGCTGCTCCTCGGCCTTTTCCTTTTCGTCTTCGAGCTGCGAATTTGAGAGGACACGAATCAGGCCGGAACGACCCGCACCGTTCGCGTTCCCGCCTGTTGGGATTGCCTGTTCCATTATGTCCATCCTCCGGCTTGCAGGGGCCGTGTCTCTCGCGCCCTACGGTTTCTGCGGTGGTTCATGTTCACCGTTTCCTCGATATGCAGGGCAATATACTGCAACGCATCGTGCGGGTGCGAATATCGGTTCTTGGAAGGCTGATCTTTGAAACGCCCGTCTCCGCCTGCCACCGAGACCTGTACGCGCTCGAATTTATAACCGCCGTTGAATCCTTTTCGCAGCACTTTGCACCTTGGATCGAGACGGAAGCCGTTACGCTTAGTCAGGAACGAAGCGACCGCGTCACGACGACGGGTCAGTACGTTGCTGGGCGCGGGTTCGGTGGGAATGCCCTGTAATCGCAGCTCCCGAATGGCGCTTGACTGATCGGTTTCGCCGCGGTGCGTCCCGGCGGGATCGCCCACCGATTGTAATGGCATCATGTTGTAGTGATTCACCAGATGCGGCTTGACAATGTCCTTGGCAAACTGGCGAATGCCCATGTCTTCGGCAATCAGTTCTTCAAGCACACACAGCACTGCGCCTTCCGGGTGCGGCTGATACTGCGCGATAATACAGGCCGGGGTGAGGCCGAAGTCCCATCCGAGAATGATCGGCACCCCGCGCATCGGGTCGATGGTATGCGGCGACGAATGATCGCCGTCTGACCACTCCGGGTAGACCGGTCGTCCGTCGTGGATGGTGCCGTACTGGCCCAGCACGAACACCTTGATCCATTCCTTCGTCTTGCCCGGAATCTGCTGGTAGTAGTAGTCATATCCCCCTTCCAGATTCTTGATGTTCTCCGCCACTGGATTGGGGATGTACTGATCATTCCTGAGAAGCAGCGCGGGCGGCTGACGGAAGAAGGTGTACTTGAGCATTTCGCCGGTTGAAAGCTGCACCTGCGGCAGTTCCTCTTCGGCGAGGTTGTAATACCAGTGGTCGTCGTCCGGCGGGTTGGTATCCATGACAATACCGCGCCAGCTCGGTCCCCCGTCGCGCTTTGCCGGGTAGCGGCCGACACGCGAGGTCGCCATATCGAGCGCCGCCTTGGGTAATTCCGACGCCTCGTTGAGCCATGCCCCGGTCAGCTCCAGAGACTTCAGCTTGTTGACGTCCTGTGGCCGGTCCATGGCGATGAAGATCACCTCCATGTCCATCCACGTCCCGTCGTTCAGGGGCGTCAGGATTCTGGCGGTAATCGGGATGTCCCAGCGGAACTTGGCGATTTCCGGCGGGAACCAGTCCTGAAAGGTCTTGATGGTGGTGGTCTTGAGTTCCGGATAGGTGTTCCGGATGGCTGCCCACCGGGTCCGGCGGACTCGACGGCCATTACTGGCCATTGCCGGTCGCTGCTGCGCCCCCCGGATAAACATCTCCAGAACGCCAGCGACAGACTTGCCGCTACCGACCGGCCCCATAAGCCCGCGGCAGAAGTCGTCGCAGGCGTGGAAAAGGGCGGGGGTCGGCTCTGGCTGGTAGTTGATCTCTACAGCCAAAGCCGTTGTCCGCTACTTGGTCTTGATCTTCAGTGCCAGCTTGGACGACGGGCCGCCGTGCGTCTTGCCAGCGCCGGGACCGGAGGGGTCCTTCACCTTCTTGTTGCCGGGCATCGGGGCGAGGTCCTTGCTGGACTCTTCCTGATAACAGGGCTTGAACTTCTGGCTGGGGCCACCTTTCATCTCGTCTTCTCCTTGCAAGTGCGGCCCGGTGGGCCGGTTTTGTCAAGGAAAGGATACGGCTATAAGTCCGGATTGGCAATGCAGCGTTCGTAGTCGAGACGAACGGACTCGCATTCTTCCCATGTCCAGTAGAAGCAACCCATGTAATTGCCGTCGAAGGTGCAGATGGGTGCGGTGCCGGTCTTGGCAAAATTGATCTGAGCGACCAGTACGCCCAGCAGAATCAGTCCGATGATCTTCATGTCGATTCCTCATACGCCAGCTTGCAGCAGTCGTGGCACAGCGAGAGGTCGGTAGACGATCCCATGATGACGTGGGGGCGGAGATACCGCTTGCCACAGTAAGAGTAGACGTGAACAAGGTCACGGTCATCTGCCATATGGGTGGTCGTCTCGTTCTTGACGATGTGCTGCCGCTGGCCTTCTCGGGTGATGAAAGTCCTCATAACCTCTCGCTACCTAGCATCATGCTAGTGTTTATAGCCCAAAGGTGACCCCGGCGCAAGGGCCGGGGTCTAGGGCCTGCCACTGGACTAAGGCGGCAGAGAACGAGATGTCATTCCCGAGGAGAAATGACGGCCTGATTATAGGCTGATTTCTCGTTCCCATACAATGCCTTCAGTGCATCAAGGTGCGAGGACGAGGAGGATGGCGTCCAGCATCTCTCGTCTCGACGCCGTGGCTTTCGCGGCCGGGCGCAGAATCGAGAGTGTTTCGAGGTACTTCTGCTTGCAGTAGTCATGCTCCAGCGCCTCCTGCAACCACTCCTTGGCGTACTTTGGGACAGGGCTTGTCGTTCCCCACCGATAAACCGTCACCTCATGGACGCCCAGCTTCCTTGCCATGTCCGGCTGGGACATGCCCAGCCGCCGCAGGCTGCGGATCATCCATTCTCGGTCACGCTTCCATTCGGGGTTCATTATAGGCCCAATTTTCCGCTAAATACAGAGACAGGTCAACTGGGCCGCTAAACGCTTCCCGCCCGGAATCGCCTGATCCTGCCGGACTCAGCCGCAATGGCATTAGCGACCGACAGCAGTGAGCCTGCGATTTCCTCGCGCCGTTTCTTGGTAATGCGGTCTTCTTTCAGCTCCGCGGCCAGCGGCAGCAGGTCTTCGCTGGCGATGTCTTGCAGCCGATTGGCCACGATGGTTTTCGATTTCACTTTCTTCTTCATGGAACCTCCTTCTCTCGTTCCAGTCCGTCCACTCAGTCAACATGGCATCCACCACAAGTCGTATTGATGGTAGGCCGGGATGCGCTCGACCCACTCCGACATCCACTCGATAGGAAGAATCTTCCTGATAATGTTCATGTCTCTCTCGTCCACTGCCTGTCTGACCCAATACTGACCGCCGCCATGGCTGAACGTCCGTTCGGAGGGCTTAATGACCTTGCCCAGCCAGTTGGACAGGATGGGAAACTGGTCCTCGATCCGGAAGGTCGGCTTGCCGATCAGCCGCTCAAGGCTGACCTCCATGAGCCGCGGCACCCGCTTGCACATGCGATGGCCAAAATCCGTGACGCCCGTGTAGTACGACGCCAGCGTGTAGATGGGATCACGGATCGGGCACATGATGTCGAGGTCGTCCCACTGGTAAAGCTCGTTGGTCAGGTGGGCGACGACGACGTGATACTGCTCCCTGATCTCAGGCTCGGCGGTGCGGCCCGAGTTGAAGACCGTATGAAACCCCGCATTCTCGATGCTGCTATGCACCATCCGGGTCCCCGAATGGGGCACGGTCATTACCACTTTCACGGCCAGTCCTCGTACTGGTCCGGGCAGTCTCGTTTCATTCGCCGCAAGGCGGCGCGGCGCTGTTCACTCTCCTCGCGGTAGTCCCGTATGATTTCGCGCCACAAAGCGATGAAAAACACGACTGCAATCAGGATGGCAATCAACAGCCAGCAGTCCATCAGTAACTCCCCGCAATGTACCCGGCATTCAGGCCCACAATCAGCAAAAGCCCGAGGATCACAAGGATCAGCCACCATGTTCGCTGGTTCATCTCAGGATGTACCTCGCCACCTTGGCCTTGCCGAATTTGCCGTTGACCGTGATGCGGTCGGTCTCGATGTTATGGCCCGCGGCTCTCAAGTCGTAAATTCGTGCTGACAGGCGATAGATGCCGCATTCGTTCAGCGCCACCCGAGGCGTAATGGACATATGCTTGTTAAGGTACTCCAGCAGTCGTTCGCTCTGGCTCATTTCTCTTCCCCTATCTCGGCCAAGTCCGACAGGTAGACGGCCAGCAACACCAGCCCGCCACCAACGACCATTCCGCCCAGCACGGCGATGGTTGCAATAATCCAGCCG